TCTTGTTCTAATATCTACAATATCTAATCCTGTACCACGGTCCACGATTGCATCAACTGTTTCTTCTTCTCCACCAAATTTTGTATACAATCCACCAGCTAAAGATGTCAAACCAATTGCACCCATAGCTTTTTTAGGATCTTTAAGATCTGCAAAAGATGTTGGGATGTATTTTTTAATTGATTCTAATGTTTTTCCTAAAAATTTTTTAGGTGCTTCTTGATATCCTTTGCTTGCTAAAGAACCTTCACTTGCTTGTTCTGCAAGTATTTTATTTATATCATTTTTACCTATAGCCCCTTCACTCATTTCTATTCCCGGTACACTTTCAGTTGTTATCGGAGTTGACTTGTCAGAAAAATATTTTCCTAAACCTGATTGAGTTCCCGATGGTGATGTAAAATATTTTCCAAAACCAGAAGATGCTGCGTTTGACATTCCACCTGCTGGATTAAAACCTGTTTGAACACCTGCTCCACCTATATATCTACCCGCTTGACCTAAACCATAATTTAATAACCCTGATTTAATTGATGAACCTATTCTACCTGTTTTATCAAAGCTACCTATACCTGACATTAACCCTGCAGCTAGCGGGTTAAACGGTGCAACAAATGGTGCAGCCTTAACTGCTATGTCTGCTATTTCATTTGGTATAATTTTTCTTACAAACTTTTTAAACTTACTTCCTAAACCATATTGACGTCTACCGTCACGACCCATGATACCACCAAAGGCTGCTTTAGGTCTTAGTTTTATTTTTATAATTCTATCAGCTTCTATAGATGCAGAACCAAAATCATAACCACCACTATCCATAAGTTGTCCAATTAATTTATCTCTATAGGCACGACTTGAATAGTCTTCTTTAACCATCATATCTTCTTCAGCCATCGCCATCTCAGATACTTTAGCTTGTTCAGCTTCCATCGCCATCGCCATTTTCATAGCCATTTCTTGTTCTTCTTGTGGAGACTTAGGACCTTCGTTACCTGTATATCTAATACTAGGCGCGTTAGTTTCTAATTCTGTTGAGATGTCTATATCTGTTATTCCCATGGTTTTGCTACTTTACTTTGTTTTACTGAATAAATCAAGAGGTGGCATGATAACTTTTACATCCTGTGCCATCTCTTCTGCCTTATAACCTTTAGCTTCCCAGTCTTTTCTTTCCTTAAAAACCTCACCAGTTTCTTTGTGTCTATATGTTTCTTCTACTTTAGCAGCTTTTAATACTTGCATTATGTTGTTACCTCTTTCTTTATATTTAGATAACTGATAGCTACATCAAACGAGTCTGTTGTGCTTGATTGCACTGTAAAAGATGTACCACCTTCAATTATCAATGGTTGAGTTAATAATTCTTTTGTTTGATTAGCTGTTAATGCTACAGATTTAATAGCTGTAATACTATTATTTAAAACAGTTACACTAGGTGTACCAGCAGATGTAACAAGAATAGATTTTATAACATACGTTTCACTAACTAAAGGATTGCCAGATCCTAATGGTGTTAGTGCACTACCACTTGTATTATTATCTATACCTACAAATTTATATTGGTTTACTACTGCCATTAATCTAAAAAGAAACTTCTAGCTTCTATCTCCTGTTTTAATTCTTCTTGAAATGTAGTGTTTAATTTCTCTAACACTGCATCTAAATCTCTAACCAAAGACTGTGCTACGTCTTGCTCATATTCATTACTTGCTCTAGTTAATGTTTGTACTATTTTTGCCATTATAAACTTGCAATGCCTCCTCTTCTAAACGGAGTTCCTGCGGTGTCATCTGAAAAATCACTTGCGCTCATATTACCGCCACCAACATTACCGCCATTACCTCCACCACCTTGATAGTCTGCTCCTGAATAAACTGTATCATCTATTTTAACACCACCAGCATTTATAGCATTTTTATCAAAAAAGTTTTTTGCAAAATCTTGTTTAGCTAAATTAAATTTATTTTCTCCTTGATAATTTGCATCTTTTGCTAAAGTTCCCATATAATTACCAAAAGCAGAAACTGTATTTCTACCAAAAGGATCTTGATCTAAATTTCCATGCCTTAAAGCACCATAGTAACCGTAAGGATCATTAGGCATATTAGATCCACCAACATTAAAACTTCTATTAAAAATAGTTCTTGGAGAATTTTTTGGTAATGCTCCTAGTATATAACCTAACCCAGGCATAATCATATTACCTATTCCACTAACAAACATTTTACCTAAATCTATTCCTTTGTTTTTAATAGAACCTATTCCTTGAGCTAAAGGAGATCCTTTAAGTTGATTATATGTGTCTCCTAAACCTTTTTTAGCGTCTCTAAAAATACCACCTTGAAGAAAGTCTCTTTTTAATTGATCTCTTATTCTGTATCGAGGTTCGTAATTTGGTTGTTTTTTTAACATTTTCATAATTCCAGAAGATAGTTCAGGAGTATTATAATTTACATAAGCGTCTGTCATTATATTATTGGCATTTGCAGTAGGTTCAAGTGATCTTATTAAATTTTGTACATCTTCTCTATTTTTATAATTACCTACTTCTTCAGGATCATATCCCGCATCTTTTAATCTATCTAATTCTATTAAATTAAAACCATATTCACCTTCAGTTGGAGAATCATATGCCCCTGCAGTTTGCATATTACCTATATCTAAATTTCCTAGTCCTTGATTATAAGGATCATCATTATAATTGATAGCCATTATCGTCTTCCTCCAGCTTGTATATCTAACCTAAAAGTTCCTAATTTCCAACTAGTATCTATAGCTGTGTTAGATATTGTAAGAGCTATAGCTCTACCTCTAGCTCTGGTATCTACTTTTGTAGTAGTTGGTGTTAAAGTAAAAGGTCCTAGTGGTGAGCTTGCTGCAGTATCATTAGGGTAATCTCTAACTTCTAATTGTGCAAATACATTATTTTGTTGTAAAATAAAATCAGGAACAATTCTACTAATCCTCATAATACTTTCTCCATCTCCTCTAAGATCAGCCATGTTTGTTGCAGCGCCTCTAACAATTTTTTGTGTAATATCATAATCACCAGACGTAATATTTGCTGGAATAGCTACAGCCGTGGTCCCTGCTTCTTGTTGATTAACTCCTGTTTCGTGTTCAAAGTATATTGTTACACCTTCCGTATTACCTTCAACATCAAACGATGCATCATCGCCGGCATTATATTTAGTAGCATGCGGTAAACCGAATACTGCTGAGTCTTGCCAAGTACTTCTTGAAAACAATGAACTTGCATTAGTAAACCATATAGGACGTTTTGCTGTTGAGTCTAAATAACTATAAGTCACTGCTCTATTAACTACATTAGATGTAGACGTTGGATAGAACCAAGTGATTTCTCCAAACAAATTATTAATACCACAGTACACTAATTGATTAGACGTTGTGTTAAGGTCATCATAAACATAATCTTCAACCAAGCAATCCATTGATTCTAGTTTACCAGTAAACCTAAAGAATCCATTGTCTGACATCCAATACGCTGCACCATCAACTTCAACGGCTGCATTCATACCGATCAATCCACAGTTAGTTCCAACTTGCTCGAAGGCAAATGTAAATGGAGTACCAACAAATCTCATAGTAAACATAGCTGTGTCACTCCAAATGTAAATTGCATTTCTACCGAGTGTAGCACCCATGATCCGTGATCCGGCGGCCAGTCTTTGTGTACCAGCACTATTGATGGCTGTAGGTATATAATCTTCTATATTTTCTTGTGATGAAAATCTTATAAACATGTCGTCTTGTGTAGTTTTATCACCAATAGTTGTTTCGGTTCCAAAAAATACTAAGTGTCTATCAGGAGTTGACACTAACATATTTCTTGATGCTGTTGGTGCACCTGGAATAATTACGGCTCTTGTACCTGTTGCATTAGTTGCGTCCGCATCCCATTTAAAACATTCACCATTATGTATTAATGCAATAAGAGTTGTGCCTAAATTGTCCAAGGACCATAGACCTGGATCAGTTACTGAATCGGTGTTAGCTGCTGGTGATCCCCAACCTGTAAAAGATGATGTATTAGTAACAGTAACACCCGTGTTGTGAGCAGCTCTTGTAGTTCCTCTTACTGCTCTTGTTATACCGGTTAGTTTACTAGCTGTAATTCCTGTGTATGAAATTTCTTCTGAGCCTACTTGAATAAAATTCGTACCCGTGCTTGGAAGACCTGTTGTACTACCTAAAGTAATTTCTGTAGCTGAACTATTATTACCATTTGTGTTGTCCCCTAAAGCACCATTTAAAGTAGTAGCAATAGCTCCTAAAATATTACCACCCCATAAAGATATACCCCAACCAAACGCTCCTAACTGTTCCGCTGGTCCTACATGATAGTATTGATAGTATTTAACTCCACCAGATGTTGTTGCACCACTACCTGTTTCATTAGAAGGCATTGTAATAGTAATAGTAGTAGATGAAGGTACACTAGTTACCATAAATTTTTTATCATTAAAATCTGCGGCACTAAAATTAGAATTTGTAATAGCACTAAAGTCACTAAACAATATAATGTCTTGAGCTTGAAAAGTATGGGGTGCGGGAAAAGTTATGGTAACAGTTGGTGATCCGTTAGTCGTGCTAAATGCACTTGTAAGTGCTGTGCCTGCTGGATTAACTAAAGGGTGAATATCATAAAACACACCACCAGAATATATGTATAAAATTTTATTAGTACCAATAGCTGCATATTTTATAGAACCCGTACTAACCAAATGATGTAAACCTCTAGCAGCGCCAGTAAGTTTTGATGCACCTAATTGATTCCAACCACCTATCTTCTCCGGTGTACCATATCTAAAACGTACGTTCTCTCCTTCAACCCATTGACTTTCGGCCCCAGTATCTGTGACTTGTTTATTAAATCCTGGTAGAAATCCTAATTTTTGTAGCATATTATCTATTTATCACTTAAATTTGCAGTGTACAATTTTTTTAAAAAACCTATAATACATGTTTTTATGAATCTTTCCATAGGAACCCCGCTTTTAAAAGCGCACTTTAATAATCATTTAAATATCAAGGATAACCTATTATCTTTAATTGATCAATCAAAAATTAAATTAGACAAAGAAAAATTTAAAGATGTTTTTCACAAATTAGATTGGAACAAAGCCTCTGATTTTAACAGACCATGGGTTAAATACTGTCTTAAAGATATACAAAACCAGCTATTAAAAATGACCTATGACATAGGTTTTAAGTCAATTAAAATAAATGATCTATGGTTTCAACAGTATGGCAAAGA